CCCCGGCGGCATTGGTCACGGCTGGGTGAAGGACAGATTTATAACTGTGGGCCCGCCTATGAAAACCATTTGGCAGGACGTTGACTGGAGTACTCCAGATGGAGTGAAGCATGAATCACGCCTAAGCCGGATTTTTGTGCCCTCTAGTGTATTTGATAACCCCGCCCTGCTGGAAAATGATCCTATGTATGTTCAGCGTCTGGCGGCACTGCCAACGCTGGAGCGGGAAGCGCTGCTATACGGCAATTGGGACAGCTTTGCCGGACAGGTATTCATGGAGTGGCGAAACGACCCAGAGCACTACACCGACAGGACGCATACCCACGTTGTCGCGCCGTTTCGCATCCCTGACAGCTGGGCGGTTATACGCGGCTTTGACTGGGGATATTCCAGACCTTTTTCTGTCGGCTGGTATGCCGTTGACCATGACAGGCGCATGTACCGCATCCGTGAGCTATACGGCTGCACGGATACGCCGAACCAGGGCGTTAAGTGGGAGCCCTCCCGCGTTGCACGGGAGATAAAGCGCATTGAGACTGAAGACCCGAATCTGAAAAACAAACGCATACGCGGCATTGCCGATCCTGCCATATTCAACAACAGCGGGCAGGAAAGCATTGCTTCCATCATGGAGCGGGAACGTGTCTATTGGGATCGGGGCGACCACGCCAGAATAGACGGAAAGATGCAGCTGCACAACCGGCTTGCCTTCGATGAAGAGGGCTTGCCGATGCTCTATGTTTTTGAGACATGCAAGCATTTTATACGGACGATGCCCGCGCTGGTGTATGACCAGATAGACGTTGAGGACGTTGACACCAAGGGCGAGGATCACATATACGACGAGTGCCGCTATGTGTGCATGGAAAATCCCATTGCAGCACCGGAGCGGAAACCCGAAAAGAAAAAGCCATACAGTCCGTTGGACACGGCGGATGATTTCACGCGGTACAGATATTTTGCCGGACTGTGAGCACATCACGGCAAAAATACTTAAAGAAAGGGTTAAAGTAAATGCATTATAAACTTTTTGACACCGACCTCACCATCTTTGACGGTGACGGCGGTGCGGCTGGGACTCAGGCGGCTCCTGCCTCCAGCCAGCAGGGGAACACAACGGGCGGAAATGACGCAGAGCAGGGGGACGCTTCTGCAATCGTCGAAAACGGCTCCGACGCCGGGAGCGAGAACACAGGGGAGGACAGGCAAAGGAAGTATCAGGAGATGGTACGCGGGGAGTTCAAGGACATTTACACTCAGGACACCCAGCGCATTATCAACGAGCGGTTTAAGGAGACAAAGGCTTATCAGGAGCAGCTGGAACAGCACCAGCCAATTTTGGAGTCGCTATTTGCCCGCTACAAGGTGGAGGACGGCGATCTGGCAAAACTTGCGCAGGCGCTGGAATCAGACGACGACTATTGGAGTCAGGCGGCTGAGCGCGAAGGCATGACAATTGAGCAGTACAAGCAGTTCCAGCGGCTTCAGCGCGAAAACAACCAGTTCCAGAAGAGTGCCCGCCAGAGACAGAATCAAGAAGCTGTGCGCCAGCAGTTTCAGCAATGGGATGCAGAGTCACAGGCAGTTAAGGCTGAGTATCCTGATTTTGATTTGGCTGTCGAATGCCGTAACCCGAACTTCCTACAGATGCTGAGATCCGGCGTGCCTGTAAAGTTTGCTTATGAAGTGTCACACCTGAACGACATCAAGACCAGCACTGCCAAACAGACAGAGCGGCAGGTGGTTGACAACATCAGGGCAAAAGGCGCAAGACCGCCGGAAAACGGTACATCCTCCCAGAGCGGTGTGACTGTCAAGACAGACGTATCCAAGCTCACAAAAAAGGATCGGGCTGAAATAGCCCGCAAAGCCGCACAGGGCGAGAACATAGTCTTTTAGCCCTCAGTAAAAAGTATAAAGGAGATTGAAATGCTAACAAATACCAAAGATTACATACTGATACCTGCTGACCTCACAGCATTTGACGGCGACCCGAACACCAACGTCACCACAGATGCGGGGCTCAGTGATGAGATGAAAACCTATTACAGTGACTATCTCATCGACAACGCACAGCCCAAGCTGGTACATGACCAGTTCGGGCAGAAGCACCCTATACCCCAAAACAAGGGCAAGACCATTGAATTCCGCAAGTGGGACCCGCTGCCCAAGGCACTGACGCCACTCACCGAGGGTGTGACACCTGACGGCAGGAAGCTCAGCATGGACACTGTGCAGGCAACGGTTAACCAGTACGGTGACTATGTTGCGCTGTCTGATATCCTCAGCATGACTGCCATTGACAACACTGTTGTTCAGGCTACAAAACTGCTGGGAGCACAGTCCGGCACGACGCTGGACACCATCACCCGTGAAATTCTTATGGGCGGCACTAACGTGCAGTACGCAGCGGGCGAGGTGACAAGCCGCAATGCCCTTGTCGGCGGTCAGGCTACAGGCAATCACTACATCACTGTGGATGCTATCCGCCGTGCTGTACGTTTCCTCAAAACCCAGAACGCGGAGAAGATCGATAACTACTATGTGGCTATCATCCATCCTGATGTGGCGTATGACATCAAGAACGATCCCCTTTGGGAGAACGTGAAGAGCTATTCCGACCCTGACGACATCTACGAAGGTGAAATCGGCAAGCTTGAGGGTGTGCGCTTCGTTGAGACCACTGAGGCAAAGAAATTTGTCAGTGCGGGTGCATCCGGACGCGACGTATATGCCACGCTTGTTATTGCAGACAATGCATACGGCGTGACTGAGATAACAGGCGGCGGACTCAAGCATATTGTGAAGCCCCTTGGCAGTGCTGGCAGTGCTGACCCGCTGGATCAGCGTGCTACTGTTGGCTGGAAGGCCACAAAGACCGCCGAGCGCCTTGTTGAGCAGTTCATGGTACGCATTGAGACGGCAAGCGCATTCAACGACCACGTTGCAAACTAAGGGAGGAAATCGTGATGGCAGATAAGAACAAAGACAAATTAGCAGAACAGGAAAACGCAGAACAGGAGACACCTGTGAGCACACAGGAGACACCCGAAGCTGCCGCAGTGGACACGGAAAAACGTGTGACACTCAGGCTGCCGAGAATGCCGGGGAAGGGAACCATGTTTGTTGCTATCAACGGACGCAGTTTCCTCATAAAGCGCGGCGTCAGCGTTGAGGTTCCCGAATATGTTGCTGATTTCGTCCACCAGCAGGAAGAACAGGACGAGAGAACAGCGGCAATGATTGACGAGATGAGCAGCGAAGCCGAATAACTGCATATTCCGCGGTACACAGCATTGTTCGTGAACACGGCACGGGCGCAGGGGGGGCACTGACCTCTCTGCGTCCGCGTTTTCATTTTAAGGAGAAAATGATGGAAAGAAAAATTAGATTGCGGATTGATGGTAGTTATTTGAACTCTGATGCGGTGTTTGCCGGAGTCACGGGCGAGGGCAATGTCACGACACTGGACATCGAACTTGATGAGAGCTGGAGCGGGCTCAGCAAGACAATCACATACTACAACGCCCACAACGAAAACCCCGTGCAAATGATATTGACCGCCGACAAAATGACAGACAACGCCGGGCGGCGCTATGCCATGCCAATACCTCCGGAGCCGCTGGAACACGAGGGCATGATGAGCTTCGTTATAGAGGGCTGGGAGCAGGGAAAGCGCCAAAGGTCAATTGCAGGGGAACTGGAAGTGCGCTATGCGCCTGCAAGCATAGGCGGAGCCAGCACCGATCCTACGCCGAGTCAGGTGGAACAGCTGCAAGGGCAGATTGAGGGTATGCTGGGGGCTTTCGTAAGCTACAGGGATGAAACTAAATTATCAGCCCAGAATGCGAAGCAGAGCGAGGTGCAAGCGGGGCTCAGTGCTCAGGCGGCGGCAGACTCCGCAAACGAGGTTGCTCAAAATACAAGTAAGAGTGCCATTGCTGCTGAAGCGGCAGAAGCTGCGGCTTTTGAAGCATGGACCCAAGCTTCAAAGTCTGAAGAATCAGCAACAGAAGCGTACACTGCGGCGGATAACGCAATAAAGGCTGCTAAATTGGCTGAAAGCTGGGCTGTTGGCGGAACAGGAACGAGAACCGGAGAGAACAGCGACAATTCAAAATACTATGCGGAGCGGGCTGGGCAGGACAAGACGGCGGCAGAACTGGCCGCATCCGGAGCGGCTACATCCAAAGCGGCAGCAGAGACAGCCCGCGATACAGCGGTTACGGCACGAGATGAAGCGGCTTCTTCCAAGCAGGCGGCAGAGATAGCCGCAACTGGAGCGGCTACATCCAAAGCGGCGGCTGAGGCAGCCGGTAATACAGCAGTTCTGGCAAGAGATGAAGCGGCTTCTTCCAAGCAGGCGGCAGAGATAGCCGCAACTGGAGCGGCTACATCCAAAGCGGCGGCTGAGACAGCCGGCAATACAGCAGTTCTGGCAAGAGACGAAGCGGCTGCATCCAAGCAGGCTGCGGAGATTGCGGCGTCCGAAGCAACATTTGCCAAAGCGGCGGCTGAGACAGCTGGTGGTGTAGCAATTGCGGCACGAAATGAAGCTGTTGAAGCTATGCAGGCGGCGGGGCAGAGCGCCATTGCTGCCTCTGACTCTGATGCAAGCGCCGCAGCGGGAGCCGCTTCTGCCTCTGGTGATGCCGCGAAAGCAAAAACGGAAGCGGACAGAGCAAAAACAGAAGCTGACAGAGCCGCACAAATTGCCGGCGGTGATTTTGCCACGGCAGCGGACGTGCAAGCGGCTGTAAATGCACATGACAGCGCTGTCGGGGCGCACGCAACATTATTCGCAAAAAAGGCAGACTTGGTGGAGGGAAAGGTTCCGGCGACACAACTGCCTGAAATGGACTATGACCAGTCGGGAAGTGCGGCGGCAGTGCAGGGGAATCTTGATGCTCACACTTCTGATGCAGGAGCGCACGGAACACTATTTGCGAAAAAGGCGGATTTGGTTGAGGGCAAGGTTCCTGCCACACAACTTCCGGAAATGGACTACGACCCGTCGGGAAGTGCGGCGGCAGTGCAGGGGAATCTTGACACCGTCGCCGGACAGCTGCAAACCAAGTTGACAGAGCTGCAAGGCGAGGTCGGCGACCTCGGTTCTAATGTGGGTGATGTGCAAGATCAGCTAGACATCACTGACAGGAAACTGGCATCACTAGAAGATCATGTAAATGGCATGGACGCTGATTCCGTCGGTGCGGCAAGCGCAGACCTTACAAATGTGCTAAACACAGACTTTGCCAATAAAGCTATCTCAGCGGGTATTGTTCTAAGTCCGTTCACGCTGGCAATCAATTTTGAATCAGTGTTTAGTGGCCGACGATTCGTGGTTGAAAAGGATAGCGGAGAACTAGTGTATTCAGGTGTCGTACCTGCAACACTAAAAGTATTTGTGGAAGTGCCTGACCCCAACACCAGATACATTATCACAGTTACTGATGGCCTCTATGTTATCCAGACAGTGAGGACAGCAAACTATTTTGGTTTCTATCCTGTAAACGTGACAAATATTACGCTTTTAGAACAGGCTTCATGGGATCAAATCAGTGCAATGGTAGAATTTGGAGACCCCGAAATACTCTGGTCGCTGGAGGATGAAAAAACTGAAACCCTAACCACGGGAGAAAGATTAACCTTTCAAATATATGACTTCGGACATGACCCTCGTTCCGATGGTGCTGGTATGGCTGGAATCACATTTGGTATGAAAAACCTCATGGCGGATACCCAGCAAAAGAATAGCGTAACACCATATAGTAGACGCTATTTAGACAGTGATATGCGAGTTTGGCTTGACGGGCAACTGTTTAACTCTTTACCTGCGGACTTACAAGCGGTTATTAAGCCGGTAAATAAAATTACAAATATAAGCAGAGCGGCTAGTGCAACCGAAAGCATGAGAGTATTCCCATTTGCAACTGTAGAATGTGCTGTGGCTGTAGACTCAGTGGGAGCCAGAGAGGGTACGCCATACCCAATCTTTACCGATGCCGCAAGCCGTATCAAACGCCTTTCAGACGGCGTGGGAGACATAGCTCCGTGGTTGACGAGGTCTGTCCTTGAGGCCAATGTGTATCCCTACATTATTGATACGGGAGGTAATTTGAACGCAAGCCCCGGCAACAACAATAATGGTGTTAACTTTGGGTTCTGCATTTAATTCACAATAATTTGGAGGTAACAAAATGAAAGAAAACATTATAAAAGCCGCATTTACTGCGGCACTGGCGGCATTTGCCGCATATTTAGAGGTCTTGCTTATCCCCATGCTCATTCTGCTGATAATCATGATTTGCGATTATCTGTCCGGTATGGCGGCGGCACATGTGACCAAGTCGTATTCTTCCCGCATAGGGATTATCGGCATAGTGAAAAAAGTCGCTTACGCTCTGATAGTTGTTGTCAGCATGGTGATTGACTGGGTTGTGCAGATGACGGCGGACAAAATCGGCATTACATTTAATGATTTCGGATACTTCGCACTGCTGGTTATTGTTTGGCTGATTATTAATGAATGCATTTCTATCCTAGAAAATGTTGTGGAACTGGGGGTGGACTTGCCGCCCTTCTTTCTGAAACTCGCAGGAAAGCTAAAGTCTGTAACGGAGGCAAAGGGCGCGGAAAGTCTTACCGGACTGGATGATGGAGACTAGAGCCGGCAATGCGGGATATGAGTTTTTCCGGCGCGGCAAGTGGCTGTGCCACTGCCTGTCATGCTCCCGCCTCTATGAGTGCGGAGCGGAAAAAGCCCTGCTGATATGGCAGGAAAATAAATGTATAAATATGGAGGATAAAAAACTATGAGTAAACTTATCGCAATAGATGCCGGACACGGGATGTATACGGCGGGTAAACGTTGCTTACATTCCCTAGACTCTAATGAGACAAGGGAATGGGAATTGAATCAGCGCATAGCCGGTCATATCACGGCAATGCTTACTGCTTACAACTGCCGCACCATGCGGACAGACGACACCACGGGAGCTACGGACGTGCCGCTGTTAACCCGTTGTGCCCGTGCCAACAATGCGGGGGCGGACTTCTTCCTGAGCGTTCATCACAATGCGGGTGTTAACGGCGGCAGCGGAGGCGGTGTATGCGCCTTTATCGCCACAACTGCCAGTGCAACCAGCAGGAAGATGCGCGATCTGATGTACAAATATGTTGTCGAAGAGACAAGTCTCAAGGGTAATCGCGCTCAGCCGCTTCAGGAGATTAACTTCACGGTAGTCTACAGCACAAATATGCCTGCTGTACTGTTTGAGTATGGCTTTATGGATAGCTCCACTGACATCAAATACATACTCACAGATGCATTTGCACGACAGGCGGCAAGAGGCTCTGTGAGGGCTATTGTTGAGCTTCTGGGGCTTGAGCCTGTTGGGAATCCTGCACCGGAAACCCCTGCACCTGATGAGTCTACTGAAACAGATATGGGGATTGAGGTCACTGACAAATCCCCCTCGGAGTGGGCGCAGGCTTCCTGCGAGAAGGCTATTGCTGCCGGAGTGTTCCAAGGCGACGGTCACGGGAATTATGCGTGGCATGAGAACCTGACCCGCGAGATGGTGGCGGTTATCCTTGATAGATTAGGATTCTTTAACTGACGAAACAGCCCGCCCCTTTAACCCGGGGCGGGCATGTGCAAACAGATATATTTTTTGATAAATATCCGGAGGTAATGATATGGATGAAATGAATATGAGCGGACAGTGGCTGGCAACGCCCACGGCACAGCGGGCTATCGGCGACAAGGAAGTTGCCAAAGCGGCGGAGCTGCTTATCAAATACAAAGACGGCAAAGCAAATCTTGAAACCCGCATTGTTGAGGATGAGCAGTGGTACAAGCTGCGGTATCAGGAGAATATGAGAAAACAGGGCAAGGACGCCATTGCGCCCACAACCGCATGGATGTTCAGCAATCTTACCAACAAGCACGCTGACGCTATGGACAACTACCCTGAGCCAAACGTGCTCCCCCGGGAGATGAATGACGAGGAGGACGCCCGCGCCCTCAGCTCTATTCTCCCCGTTGTGATGGAGCGGAACGAATTTGACGACACCTATTCTGACGCATGGTGGGAGAAGCTGAAGCACGGCACTGCCGTTTATGGCGTTTACTGGGACACAGATACGGAAAACGGGTTGGGGGATATCAGCATAAACACTCTGGATATGATGAATGTTTTCTGGGAGCCGGGGATATCGGATATCCAGAAATCAAGAAACCTGTTTATTGTTGATCTTATTGACGAGGAGCTTCTTGAACAGAGATACCCGGAGCATACGGGAAAGCTGAAGGGCAACACTGTGGAGGTGAAGCAGTACATATACGATGACACGGTGGACACCTCTGAAAAGTCTGTTGTTGTGGACTGGTACTACAAAGTGAGGGCTGCCAACGGACGCACACTGCTCCATTATGCAAAGTTTGTGGGCGACATACTTCTCTTTGCCTCTGAGAATGATCCGCAGTACACGGAAGTGGGATTCTATGAGCACGGGCATTACCCTGTTGTATTTGATGTGCTGTTTCCCGAAAAAGGCACTCCTGCGGGATTCGGCTATATTTCCATCACCAAAGACCCACAGCTATACATTGACAAGCTGGGCGGTCACATTCTGGAAAATGCCTTATCCGGCAGCAAGCCCCGGTATTTTGCCAGCCAAAGCGCCGCTATCAATGAAGCGGAGTTTGCCGACTGGAGCAAGTCTATCGTGCATGTTGATGGAAACATTGATGAAAACCGCATAAAACCGATTGAACACAAGTCTCTGGACGGCATATATGTCTCTGTGCTGGAAATGAAAATTAATGAGATGAAAGAGACAAGCTCTAACCGTGACTTTAATGCCGGCGGCGGGAGCTCCGGCGTTACGGCGGCATCAGCTATCGCCGCGCTGCAAGAGGCGGGGAACAAAACTTCCAGAGACATGATTTCGGCAGCCTACAGGGCGTATACTCGCATAAACTACCTTTGCATTGAGCTTATCCGGCAGTTTTATGATGAGACACGCACCTTCCGCATAACCGGAGAGACGCAGGGCGGTTATGAATTTATTGAGTATGACAATTCTCATATTAAGGATCAGCCGATTGAGGGTTCACTGGGCGGGGAGATGTTCCGCCGTCCTGTCTTTGATATCCGCATAAAGGCGCAGAAGAAAAACCCCTTCAGTCAGATGAGCCAGAACGAACTGGGAAAAGAGCTGTATGCTATGGGCTTCTTCAATCCCCAGCGGGCGCAGGAGGCTCTGGGCGCACTGGAACTGATGGAATTCGAGGGAAAGGACAAGGTGAAGGGATATGTACAGCAGGGGGAGACGCTACTTAAAATGGTTCAGGAAATGTCCCAGCGCATGGATCAGATGGCGGCGCTGTTACAAGCGCTTACAGGAAAAGACATGGGCATAGGCGCACCGGTGCAGGAGCCTGTTCCGCCCCCGGAGAGTGCAGGAATGCCCAGCCGAGGAAAAAGCATGGCGGCGCAGATGGACGACGGGAGAAAGCAGAGCATGACCCGATACGGTGAGGGACTGGCTGCGCGGAGCAAGCCCAACATGGCGCTCTCCAACAATAAGGCGGCGCCGCAATGATTGACGTGACAATGAAGCTGGGATCGGAGCGGCATTCTATAAACATGACCGGCCATGCATATGTGCCGGGAAGTGAAAACGGACAGGCGGTGTGCGCCGGAGCCTCCGCCATTGCCTATGCGCTGGCGGGATATATCGCAAATGATCCTGAATGGCTGGTAATCCGCGCACATGATGTGGATATCGGGAGCGGGAAACTGAGCATTGATGTGAGCGGCAGAAATCTCCGCCCTATATTTGAGATGGCACTTATCGGGCTGATGCAGATTGCGGAAAAATACCCGGAACACATGAAAGTGAGGTGTATTGATGAATCTGAATGAAGCAGTGAAGCGTGCAATGGAAATGCGCGAAGATACATACAACGAACGGCAGTTGACAAAATGGATTTCTGAACTGGACGGACAGATTGCGGCGGAAACACTCAGGAAACCTTTCACACCATACAGTTATCCTGATGATGGAGAGGAAACACTGCTTGTGCCCCCGCCATATGACAGCGCCTATATGCACTACATTGAGGCCATGTCCGACTATTCCAACGGGGAGTACGGCAAGTATAACAACTCCTTCCAGATGTTCAACGATGTTCTGGCGGGATTCAAAACTCATTACATCCGAAACAACATGCCGGAGCGGGTGGATATCTTCAACGTTATGGGGTGATTTTATGCTTCCTTATATGAAACGGTCAGACAAAATATGTACACGGACGCTGGACCAGTTCGGCGGATATGCCCATGTTGCGGGCGCGTCGGACGGGGCTATCTACGACATGGAGAATCTGTGCTCTGACGAGTGGCCCCTTATTACTCCAAGAAAGCCAAGAGCACATTATCAGAATACGGCAAATCCAAACGGCTTATACGGGAGAGACAAGCTCTGCTGGGTGGACGGTTCTGTCTTTTACTATGACAACGTGAGAAAAGGTACGGTGTCCGACAGCCGCAAGCGCTTTGTCTCCCTTCGGGAGCGGATAATAATTCTGCCTGATAAGCTCTATTACGATATATACAACGATGAGTTCGGCTCATTGGAGCTTACCTATACCGGAGCGGCGGGAGGCATCAGCTTCACTGACGGGGTGCTCTATGAGGAGCCTGCGGAGGCAAACACCATCAGGACAACAGGCACACCCTTTGCCTTCAAGGTTGGTGACGCCGTTACCATATCCGGATGCACCTTCAGCGAGAAAAACAATAAAACCCCGATTATCCGCGAGATATCGGCAGACAAGCGAAGCCTCTACTTCTATGAGAACATTTTCGACAAGGGATCACAGTCGGGGGCCATTACCATAGCCCGCACTGTACCGGATATGGACTATATATGCGAGAACGAAAACAGGCTATGGGGCTGCAAGGGCGACACCATCTATGCGTCCAAGCTGGGAGACCCCTTCAACTGGAACGTGTTTGACGGACTTGCAACGGATTCGTGGTCTGTTGATGTTGGTTCTGCGGGAGATTTCACCGGCTGCGTGTCCTATCTGGGGTACCCGATATTCTTTAAGCCCGGTCACATCTGCAAAGTGTATGGCAGCAAGCCGACGAATTACCAGATTCTTTCCAGCGCAACGTTGGGGGCGGACAGCGGTGACGCATTCGGCATTGCCGGAGAAACACTGCTATATCCCTGCCGGGGAGAGATTGCCGCATATAACGGCGGGGCTCCGGTCATCATATCCCAGACGCTGGGGGTGAAGTTCACGAATGCCGTTGCCGGCACGGATGGGCTGAAGTATTACATATCGGCATCCGACGGGGAGCGGCACCATTTATTTGTGTATGACGCTGTGAAAGGGCTGTGGCACAGAGAAGACGACACGGAGGTGCTGGCATTTGCCTACACAGACAAGCTATATATGCTCTGCGCTGACGGGCAGATACTTGCCTGCGGCGAGGGGGATGAGAAGGTGAGCTCTGCCGTGGAATTCTCTGACTTCTATGAGGGGAGTCTGGGCAAGAGCTATGCTGTGCGATTACACGTCCGCATGGAGATTGAGGCGGGGGCACATGTGACATTTGAAATGCGGTATGACTCCGGCAAGTGGCGGCGCGTGAAAAAACAGAGCGCCGGAGAAAAGAAGGTTATCAAGATACCCCTGCCTGTTGTGCGGTGCCAGCATTATGCACTGAGAATTCGCGGTGAGGGGAAATATAAGATATACGCAATTGAACGCGAAATTACAGACGGTAGTCTGATTTAGAAAGGAGCGCAGACATGGCAGGAACAGTTATATCACCTGATGAATTCGGGATTACCGGAAATGAGACTATTGAACAGCAGGTGAAAATTCTCAGAGACAGGGTATTCATGCTGCTGGAGCAGCTGAAGTATCTGCTGGCAAATCTGGGTGAGGATAATTTCAACGAGACTGAGCTGAAGAAAATTACTGAGCCGATATATGCACAGATATCTGATGTTGAGGGGAAACTTGCGGAGCTGGTGCTTAATGCTGAAGGGCTTAGCCTCTCTATATCTGACTTGGAACAGGGAATATCTCTGCTTAGACTGACTTCTCAGGGGCTTGAACTTTCTGTTTCCAGCATTACTCAGGGCATGACGTCCCTTTCCCTATCCGTGAGCGGGCTTTCAAGCTCTGTCTCGGATCTGGAAGGGAAAGTGTCCACAGTGAAGCAGACGGTAGATGGGCTGCAAATAACCACTGTGGGAGGCACGTCCTACATATCCGGTGACCACATCAAAACGGGAACTATTGAGGGTGTGGAAATTGAAAGCCGGAATCCGAACAATACAAAAAAGGTTGAACTAAGCGACGGTCAGGTAGGAATAGGCGATCAAGGCATAAATTATGGAACGCTCACTTATGATCAGGAAAACGGAAGAGTGCTGCTGGAAACTACGTTTATGCCGCTGAAGATACGGAGCACAAATAACATGGCTATTGACGGCGGATATAACGGGACAATATACATAGGGACATCGGATATGTACCAGAGAATCATGCTGGGGGATAGCATGAACCGGAGCAGCACCGTAGAGCTATGGGGAAATATTTACATAAACGGTGAGTCACTTGCCAGCTATATTTCCCGCATTGCGAATAGTTAAGGAGGAACGGAAATGGCATACGAAAAAGACATAGACTATCAGGCGCTTATTAATGAGGCGGTGGGCGCCGGAAACTATAAAGCCGCCGCCGGTTATGAGCAGCAGAGAAATGAGAAAATCTCCGGTGAGGGAATCACCGACTATGCAACCACCAACCGATTCACAGGATGGCTGGATGACACGGACTACAGCATTCTGCTCAATGAGGCAATGGACAGGGGCGACAGCACACAGAGCGTATCCGACCTGTACAATAAGCGCATGCAGAAGGGCATCGGCACTGAGGGCATGGAGCAATACCTGAACGACGACACTGCCCAGCGGGCGCTGGAGTATATGCGAAACTTCGGATATAACAGCACCGGGGAAGCCCCTACATATGCGGACAAATACAAAGACCAGATAGACGAGCTCACCCAGCAGTATATTGGACGCGATCCTTTTTCATACGACCACAGCACGGACCCGCTTTTCGGCTCGTACAAAAAGCAGTATCTCCGCGAGGGGGACAGGGCTGTGCAGAACGCTATGGGGGATTACGCGTCCATGACAGGCGGTATACCGTCCACTGCC